CAATTACACCTTACGCAACAGCTTCATAATCTCTCAACACAAGCAAAAAGCCCCCAGCCATTGGCTGGGGGCTTTTTAGTTTAAAGGTATATTAGTTTGGGAACGCCTTTAGGTGTTCCTCGTATCTTTCTCCGTTTTTCTGGCCTGGGTATACTTTCCAGGCGGACCAATCTTTTCCGCCGTTTGACATGTGATACGCAATTTTTGCGTTAGTCACAGGGTCTAGAAGGTCTTTATTAGTTTTTAGTTCAAATTTTTCACGTCTATCGTCGCCAAGACTTCCCAGCATATTAATCTGAAACATGCCGTAAGAATTGTCGCCTGTATTGACGTTTCCATTATGAGCTAAGGGGCGACCGTTAGATTCTTTTTTAGCAACCGCGTAGGCGACCTTGAGAGCTTTTCCCTCAAAACCAACCGCGCTAAGCAGGTCAACTAAGTCTGTATCTGACAGTTCTTTTGCTCCTTTGTACTTATCTAGTGGGTCCACAGCGATTTCTTGTACTGTCACAGGTGTTACTTCCTCATCCGCATTAGCTAACGTGTGAGGTAGTGCTCCTATTAACAGTGCATACATCGAAAACACCGCCACTTTATCTATTGTTTCTTTTCTGATATTGAACATTTCTGCTCCTCTCAGTTGCAAAAGGCTCCATTACTGGAGCCTTTCAAGAACTAGGGTGCCACAGTAATACACGTATGCGCAAGTTAAGCCACGCTTAAAAAATATATTTTTTTTATGCTGACATATGACAAATATCATTATTTAATATAAGAGCTGGTATTTCCACATTTTATTGTGCTACGGATAACATATACGCGTATTCTAATTTAAATTAAACTACCTTTAGGAACAGAGCACATGACACTAGCTGAGTGGGCAGGCACCCTTGCAGGATTTGCGGCTTTTGGAGCCACAATCATCGCATCAACATCATGGGTATTAAAATCGTATTTAAAGAACTTTGTACATGAACTTAAGCCCAACGGGGGCTCTTCGATGAAAGATACCGTCAACTCAATACACGCAGAGCTTACAGAGCTTCGTATATCAGTAGCCCGCCTAGAGGGCCGCTTTACCCAGCATCTTGAGGATACTTCAAAGTAATTTAGCCTGACAGTACAGCCCGACTTTGGCACACTTATCTGTAGGACTAATTGCCAAAGGAGCAAAAAATGAACAAAGCGGTACTCTCATCTTACGCCCGAAACTTGCTTGGTCAAGTTATCGGAGCAATCGTTGTAGTTATGCAGGTAAAGGGTTTAGCTACCCCATTGGAATTTAGTCAGGGCGAGTGGCTACTAGTTGCTAACTCATTATGGGCATCCCTTGTCCCAGTAGCACTTCGCTACGTCAATAAAAAAGACCCAGCGTTCGGCCTTGTTGCCGCAAAGGGCGCATCACAAATTACAAAGTTAATTGAAGCAGAACTTAATAAGTCTGCAAAAAAGTCCGCTAAGAAATCAAAGTAAGGTTGGTACATATACATGTCTAAAATTCAATGCGACAACTGTGAGTTCTCAGCAGACTACACTTGCCAAGATTACGGCACTAACCCAGTTAACTATTGCACTAGCTGCTTACCTACATGGTTAGTAGACCGTGCTGAGGCTGGTCACTTCCCTTTGATGGAACAACTTCCAAAAGAAGAAAAAGCATCTAAGAAGAAGGCTGAAGCTAAAGCGGAAGAAACCAAGGCGGAAGAAGAAGCCCCTTCGGATGAAAGTAATTAGACGCCAAGCCATACAAGTCCACCCCGTACCTGAAAAGGTTATGGACCCGCAAGGCCCCTTCCCTAAAGAATTATTTAGAGAAGAACGCATAGTTACTGAATACGCTTCTCAATATGATGAGGACGGCTCAGACTCTCCTCTTGGAGCGACTGTTCAAAACAACTATAAACCAGAGCGTGTTTTGCGCTGCTCACGTTGTTTTGCAAAAGTGTTAGAATCCCAAACTAAAGACCACACTTGTGAAGAGGGTTCAGATGCCGAAGAAGACAGGTAACTACTACAAGAACTCTTTTGACCCAGCACAAAGGTCTTTAAACATTGCTCAGGCAATGGCAGAAAAACTAGGCATACAAACGCCTATAGATAAAACATTTTCTGTTGCAATACCTGACGAAGTGCAAAAAGGATTTAGACAGCAGTCTGCAAACACTAGTAACCCTTCTAGACCTAGAGCTCAAGCAATTGCATACGACTTTGCTAAAAACACTTTATATGTTGTATTTAGAGACGGCACTTGGTGGGAGTATAGAAACTGCCCAGCAGTCCACTGGCAAAACCTTCAACGCGCTGAGTCTACTGGTAAATATTTAAGAACAAGCGGTTTAGACGGCTGGGGCGATATGGGACCAGCAAACTTAAACGACACTGGCGGGCCCGATGGCGGAATGTCTCCATCTTCTAAAGAAATGCTAAGTTATGCTGCTGAGATATCTAGCAGTATGCAAAGAGGTATGGAGTAAACCTTGAAAACATTCGGTCCACTATACGTAGGTAAACTTAAGTATTGGCATAAAAAAGCACTTCCAGTTCTTGAAGTAGGAACTACCCAAGAAACTGAAATGCCTTATAGAAAAGGCAAGTGTCTAGTTGCACGTATACCCTTTACCCACCCTGGTTATTTCTTAGGGGTCTGGGTTAAAAACCCAAAAATTGACTGGGATGATGACGACCGCATTGACGAGGTGCTATCCTCTGCTATGAAAGGCCGAAAAGCATGGAAGCCAGAAGACGGGGCATATGATGAATTTTTTTAAGAAAGAACCTTGGGTAAAGCCTTTTTCCGAAAAGGTGTCTAGAAGAGTTTCTAAGATAGCTACTGGTGAGTTAGAAATGTGGGCAGAACAGTCATTAATTGAGATTTCTAAGTGTTTATCTGGTTACTCAAAGAATAGAGAACAGTTTTACTTGGATGAAGCCCTACAAGGAGCTGAGGCTCTTCACGCTGTTGTTAACGAGCTGCATACAAGAATGACCCCGCGCTAGCGCAGCGTGTCCACTTTGTGCTAAAATTATCCTGCCTCTCTCTTCCTCTCCCCGTGTGATGTGGCAACGCAAATGGTCTGGGTTAACACCCAGGCCTTTTGTTTATGTAATAGACTTCGGTAATGGAGAACTACACTGTGCTAGAAGAAGATGAAGACGAGTTCTTTCCCGATGACGAGGTAGAAGACGAAGAACTTCCGCCCGAAGACGAGGAACTTGAGCTTGATGAGCTCTCTAAAGAATTTGTTAAAAAACTTATAGATAGATGCATTGAGTTTATGAACGCCCTAGTTGGGCATGAGCTACACCCTTATCAGATGCCGCTTGCTCGACGCATCATTGAGTCTGTAATCATTAATGACGGCGAAGAAGTAACTGCGCTTGCCGCACGTCAGTCAGGTAAGTCAGAGACTATTGCTAACACAGTCGCTACGCTCATGGTCCTTCTACCACGCTTAGCAAAGATGTACCCAGACCTACTTGGTCAGTTTAAAGACGGTATATGGATTGGTATGTTTGCTCCTGTTGAAGGACAGGTAGAAACGCTCTTTGGTCGTACAGTTAATAGGCTTACTAGTGAACGTGCTCAAGAAATCATGGGTGACCCTGAGATTGACGATAGCCTAGGTAAAGTCCCTGGAGTTACTAGACAGATTAAATTAAAGAACTCTGGCAGCAGCCTTATGATGATGACAGCTAACCCTCGTGCAAAGATTGAGTCTAAGTCTTTCCACCTTATTGTTATTGACGAGTGTCAAGAGGCCGACGACTTTGTTGTATCTAAATCAATCTCTCCTATGCTTGCGTACTACTCAGGAACTATGGTTAAGACTGGTACTCCAACAACAAGTAAGAATAATTTTTACCGCTCCATCCAATTAAACAAGCGTAGGCAGACTGGAAGGTCCAGCCGACAAAATCATTTTGAGTGGGATTACCGAGATGTTTCTAAATACAACGCCAACTACGCAAAGTTCATCAAGAAAGAGATGCTCCGTATTGGAGAGGACTCTGACGAGTTCCAAATGTCCTACAACTGTAAATGGTTGTTGGAGAGAGGGATGTTCGTTACATCCTCAATCATGGACGAACTTGGAGACACGTCCCAAGAACTTGTTCGTGCGTGGCATCGCTCACCTGTGGTTGTCGGTATTGACCCCGCACGGAAGATGGACTCAACAGTAGTAACTGTTGTTTGGGTTGACTGGGATAGACCAGATGAGTTTGGATATTTTGACCATAGAATCTTAAACTGGATGGAGTTACAGGGTGATGACTGGGAAGACCAATATTTTCAAATCGTTAATTTCTTGGGGAGTTATGACATACTTGCTGTTGGCGTTGACGCTAACGGCGTGGGTGATGCGGTTGCACAAAGACTCAAACTCCTCTTACCCCGAGCAGAAGTACATGCCATAGGAAGTAGCCAACCAGAACAATCTAAACGTTGGAAGCATTTAAAAGCTTTAATTGACCGACGTATGGTCGGTTGGCCAGCACATGCAAAAACACGACGCCTTCGTACTTGGAAACGCTTTTACCAACAGATGACGGACCTAGAGACAAAGTTCACTGGTCCTAATTTCCTAGCCCATGCCCCAGATGAAGCCCATGCCCACGATGACTACGCCGACAGCCTAGCAATCGCCGTATCTTTAACTATGGATTTAACAATGCCATCAGTAGAGGTGTCAACCTCCCCATTCTTCTCAAGGTAATTACCACTTTAGCCTGACTTTACGCCCAATACGTAGGACACTTTTATACGAGGTCCTCACCCTTTAATAAGGAGTTATAACTATGACAATCGCACCATCACCTAAGATGCCTGAACGTCCAGGAACAACTTACGACCGTAAGATGTCACCTGCAACACCAGGCCAGCGTGGCCCACTACGTTTTGAAGAAGGTCTTGCAACAGACACTGATATCCCAACGCAGTTTACAACAGGCGCTATGCAGGGATACGAACCTGCAGCAGGTCGCCCAAATCGCAATAAGCCTGTTCACACAAAGACTGCAGAAGAAACAATGCGTGAACGCGCACATGTTGGTTCCGCAGCATGGGTAGAAGCACCAGCAAGTCTCTCTGACTTTTCAACTGGCGCATTTGCTGACCATGGCGACAACCGTTTTGAGGAAGTTTTCCGCAACGGTGCTAACCAAAAAGCAACAAACCCAGCAGTAGTACAAGACTAATTAGGTTTACTACCCCCGTATTCAGTCTACAAAGCTGGCGGGGGTAGTTTTCCCATTTCAGAGGAACAGCAATGGCATTTATCAGAGGTAAAGAAGTAAAAGAAACGGCAAAGCAAGAAGCTGCCAACCCTAAACTTTGGAACATGATTACTGCTCAAGCTGGAGCAAAATTTTCTAAAAACTCACCTGCTCGCGGACACTGGATTCACGCTAAGTACAATCAAATGGGCGGTCAATACGTTAAATCTAAAAAAGACGTTGACCCGCGTTTTAGAGACTACGTACAAGAAGCTGAAAAGAAAAAAGACGAGCAGAAAAAAAAGAAGGTCACTAAGCCAGTCAATAAAAAAGTTATTAAACGCGGCCAAAGTTTCCGCTAATACAATTAGCGTGGTATTCTTCTCCCAGCATAGAAAAACAAAGGTGGATAGTTGAGCATTGATTTCTCGCCACCGTCCTATAGGGCGGCGTCTAGCGACCTAACTATTTCCATCTCGCCATTAGGATTGGTTGAGTTAGCAGATGAAGAATTTGAAGTCCACGGCCCGCGTCTTAATCGTTATTCTCTTAACTGGGCTATGTATCTTGGTCACCATTACTCCTATCGCCGTCAAATAGGCGACGCACAGATAGTACTTAATTACTACCGTGCCTTTACAGATTTTATTATTAACTTTACCTTTGGTAAAGGTGTTAACTTCCGTTCTCCAAAAGAAACAGAGGCTATTGTTCCAGATATCTTGGAACGTGTTTGGGAAGTAGATAACAATAAGGCAACAGTACTGTGGGAAATGGGACAGCAAGGCTCTGTATCTGGAGACTGCTTTATCAAGGTTGCATACGAAGAAGCTTGGACTGATACATCTGGTCTACAGCACCCAGGACGTGTTCGCATTCTTCCACTTAACGCAGCTTTCTGTTTTCCAGAGTTCCACCCACATGACCGTGAACGTCTAATCCGTTTTAAATTAAAATACCGTTTCTGGGGCACATCGCTAGAAGGTACACGTCAGGTATTTACTTACACTGAAATTCTTACAGATGACATGATTGAGGAGTACATCAATGATGAGCTCATTGACTCTCGCCCTAACCCGCTTGGTATTGTTCCCATTGTTCATATTCCAAATGTTCGTATTAGTGGTAGCCCTTGGGGTCTTAGCGACGGTCACGATATTATTAATATTAACCGTACTTATAACGAGACTGCTACTGACATCGCTGACATCGTTAATTATCATGCTGCTCCCGTCACAGTCATCATTGGTGCCAAAGCTTCACAATTGGAAAAGGGCGCTAACAAAGTCTGGGGCGGTTTACCAAAAGACGCAAAGGTAGAGAACCTAGAAGGTGGCTCACAAGGTCTAAAGGGTGCAATGGAATTCTTAGCTATGCTTAAGAAGTCTATGCACGAAATGATTGGTGTTCCTGAGACTGCTCTTGGTCAAGCACAGCCTATCTCTAACACATCAGGTGTTGCGCTATCTATCCAGTTCCAACCTTTGATGAACCGCTATCACCAAAAGATTATTCAGTACGCACACGGCCTAGAGCGCGTTAACGAGCTTATCCTTCGTAGCATTGCTATCAAGGAGCCTGAAGTATTTATATGGGACCCAACAAGAAACGTTAAACTTAAAAAGGGTCAGGTTGACCGTCTAGACCCTAACGACCCTATTACGTATCAAACTTACGTATTCTTCCCACAGCCTCTTCCACTAGACAAGTTGATTGCACTTAACGAAGTCCAGTCAATGCTATCCCTAGGCCTTGAGTCTAAGGAAGGCGCTTTGCGTACTTTGGGTGAAGAGTTCCCAACTGAGAAACTTAATGAGATTCGTCAAGAGCTTCTTGATGACGCTACAGCCGATGGCGCACTTAAGTTGCTACAGACCCAGATTGAACAAGAGATTGCTGAACTTACAGGCACTATGCCTAACCCTGAAACAGGAGGCGCCCCTGGTGCCCCTAGTGCAACTGGAGCTCCTGGAGCCCCAGCAGTACTACCACCAACGATAGATGACGCGCTAGGTGCCGCCAATATGGGCGAAGCAGACCTGCGTAACAAGTTGGTAACTGAAGCTTATGGAACTGTCCTCCCACAGAGGCGAGTACCAGAAGAGTACGAAAAATAAAGGTTTAGCCTGACATTTTTTGTATTTAGAAAGACAATAGAATCAACGTTTGGTCATTTGTGCTCTCACTTCGGAAAACGACCCCTAGAATGTAAAGGATAACTATGGAAACAGCAGAAGTATCTAACGCTGATGCCTTCGCGGCAGAAGCAGGAGTAGTTCCAGTTGTAGCCCAGTCGTCAGACAACGCAGTTGTCGCTGACGCACCTACTACTAAGGCAACTTCTAAGTTTTATACAGAAGATGACTTGGCAAAAGTAAGAAGCCAAGAAAAAGAAAAGCTCTACCCTCAGATTGATAAGTTGAAGGAAGAACTCGACGCCATTAAAAGAGAACGTGAAGCAGAACTTGCTACACGTGCTGCAGAAGCAGAAGCAAAAGCTAAAGCTGAGCAGGAAGCTCTTGAAAGTGACATGGATGTTCGTACTTTGCTTAAGACCAAGGAACAAGAGTGGCAGGAGCAGTTGGAGCGTGAGCGTCAAGAGCGTGAACGTGCCTTTGCTCTTCTGGAACGCGAAAAATCTTTTGCTGACCTACAAACCTACCGCACACAGCGTGTAGAAACAGAACGTGAAGCTATTATTCCTGAACTGCTAGACCTTATCAGTGGTAACACCCCTGATGAAGTTGACGCAAGTATTGCAGGTTTAAAAGAACGTTCAGCAAGAATTCTTGAATCTGCGCAGTCAGCTATGCAGAACGCAAGGAAAGAAATGACGGGGACAAGGGTAACCACGCCCCCGCTCGGACAAATGGACACTAATATGGAGCAACGTAACTTTACGGCCGAGGATATCTCGTCCATGTCGATGAACGATTACGCAAAGTACAGAGAACGTATCATGAGCGACACTGCTCGTGGTAAATCTCGCGGCCTGTTCGGGTAAACCCAACAATCCCAAATTCCAACAAATAAGGAGTCACAAGTAAATGGCATCTGGTATCACGGGTACAGGCAACTTAGCCGCAGCCCCAACAGCATACTCAGGCACTAACACCCAGCTGACTCAAGCGATTCAGACAATCTGGTCCAAGGAAATCTTGTTCCAGGCTATGCCTATCCTTCGCTTTGAGCAGTTTGCAGTCAAGAAGACTGAACTTGGTGTTGCACCTGGTCTACAAATCAACTTCATGCGTTACAACAACCTAGGCTTCGCAAGCGGTCTTGTTGAAGGTGTACGTATGCAGACAAACGCGTTGACTGCACAGCAGTTCTCAATCACAGTATCAGAGCATGGATATGCTCTTGCTGTATCAGAACTTCTTCTTAACGCATCATTCGATGACGTAATGGCATCAGCCTCACGTCTTCTTGGTCGTAACATGGCTATCTACCTAGACCAGCTATCACGCGACACACTATATGCAGCGACTTCAACAATTTATGGTGAAGACCGCTCAGCACTTACAGCAGTTAACAACTGGTACGCAGATGGTACAACCGCTGCTAACCGCGCTGCTATGACAGGTACCTACTACATGACACCTCACACAGTGAAGGATGCAGTAGAGACCCTATCAACCAAGAACATCCCACGCCTCGGCGAAACATACGTTGCGTTTGTTCACCCACACCAGAGCCGTAAGCTCCGTGACAATCCAGAATTTATTGAAGTCACTAAGTACGCTGCTCCAGGTAACTTTATGCTCGGTGAAATCGGTCGTCTATACGACTGCGTATTCATCGAAACCACACAGGTTCTTAAGGTTGCTGGCGGTGCTGGTGCTTCTTACACCACAGACACAACTGTTGCTAACCCAACAGTAACTGCTGGTGGAGGTTACATCACTCCTGCTACAAAGACAGGTAATGGTGGTTCAGACCGCTACGCAGGTATCTTCATTGGAGATAACGCATTCGGTCACGCAATCTCTCTACCAGTTGAACTTCGCGATGGCGGAATTCTTGACTTCGGTCGTGAGCATGCTCTTGCTTGGTACTCAATCTTCGGTCTTGGTCTAATCACTGACCAGTCTGTAATCATTGCAGAAACCAACTAATTAGTTTTACCTAGGGGGCCTGGGCAACCAGGCCCCCACTTTAACAGTTACTAAATCGGAGGATATAAATGGCAAGTAAAGTAAAACCGACGGATGTTACTGGTCGCGTACGTGAAGCGGCTCTAGAAGAAAATCTAGAGGCAATGCAAGAACGCGCATCGGAAATGTCTATGGCTACTGCCGAAGCACAAATCAAGCTTGAAACAGAAGTAGTAGATGCAACCGTACCAAACCGTGCAACAGTTATTGTTGATGACCCAACAGTAATTAGCGAGTCAGAAGACTCAGTTGTAATCCGTGTTATCGAAACAATTGATTCTATGACACTAGGTGCAGGAAACTACTACAGCTTTAAAGCTGGACAGAAGTACAAAGTGTCTCGTCAAGTTGCACAGCATCTTGAGGAAAAAGGTTATCTAGCTGGAGTAATCTAAGCAGTTAACGGATTA